AAAGAAAGAGAGAAAGATAATGGATAAACTTAATACACTCGCTAACGATTGGGGCTATAACTTTCCCGAAGATATGATGGAAGACTATGTTCATGATAGCCTGCATCCGGCAATTTGCATGAGTAACGATTGCGATTACTCAACCGAAATGGAACCTGATCAAAACGCAGGTTGGTGCGAAAATTGTGAAAAGAATACAGTTGTATCAGCAGGCATGTTAATGGGGATTGTATAGAGCATATCAGCAACGAGCCAAGCAACTGGCTCGTTCGTGATGCGCTTGGCATCGTTTAACTAAAGAAAGAGAAAGAACATGTTAGACTTAAATCTAAATCAATTTAAAGAAAACCTCGCACACTTCACTGGAACAGAGGCTTATCATAAGATCAGTATTGGTAAATCGTGTGTGACCGATGGGGCGAAGTATGTAGCAACAGAGCTTGGTGCGTTCTGGCTCTTCGATGCGATATCCTCGCATATTGAGTTCGGTGATATGCCAGAACAAGATATGTACTTTAGCAAGTTAACTGTTGATGACGGTTCTGCCAAGCTATCCATAGATGATGGCGATGGCAAAGTGCTTGCGCAACAAGACATTGAGTTTACCGACTTCCCTCTTGAGTCCATTGAAATCTGGTCGCAACGAGTCGATGGAATCGAAGGTAATAAATGGATTCACTTACTACCAAGTGAATACTAAGCATATCAGAGATGAGCCAGGCAGCTGGCTCATCCGTGATGCGCTTGGCATCGTTTAACTAAAGAGAGAAAAGATAATGATACGAGACTTAATGAAAGGCGTTCTAATATTCCTAATACTATTCGCTGGACTGTTCTTTCTGTATGGCGCAGCTGTACTATAAACTAATCCCTTGCCCAGGGTTACAGGGCTTTCTTTCTCTTTACACCAGGGGCCTGGCCCCTGGTGTTTTTGTTTTAAAGGGCGCAGGAAAGGCGCAAGGCGCAGGAAAGAGAGCCGGAAAGGCGCAGGGTCGAGGCTCGGATATACCAGCTGCGTCCCTGGGAGTACCTGAAATAATTGTGTATAAATTGAAATTTTTATTTGCATGGTGGTCTAAATTGGTGTAGTCTTTTTATAGGTTAGCAAGGGGCTAGCCGTTAACAAAAGAGAGAGTAATATGAAAAAATCATATATTCAGGAAGCGACCTTAAACGTAAAGGTTGATTTGGATCTAGGTCTAATGGGTCGATTGATCCGACGTTACGAAGACAGCGCAGATACTTTAGGTTGGGTTGAGAAAGAAGATCTCGCAAATCTTAGGATAGCTAAGAGAGATGCGATCTCGGAAGCAGCCCAGACTTTTGAACGTTTAACCAGAGAAGAAACTTAGGAGGGGAGGGGCGAAAGCCCCTCTATTTTTTTATGGAAACCAAGGAACAAACATTAGGCAACAAGTTAAAATTCAAGCTAGAGTTTATGATGATGATGCTTATGTCGGATCGACGCGAACAAGCTGCGAGAGTATACGATCAGCTGATTGAGGAATTTGATCAATTAAAATAAAACCGGAGGGGCTTTCGCCCCTCTTTTTTTGCCCCCGTCCCTGGGGAATAGTAAAGCTTGGGCAATCAAAACCAGATTAAAAGGCGCAGGGAAGGCGCAAGGCGCAGGATTTTAAAGGGCGCAGGAAAGGCGCAAGATAAAAAATAACTTGTATAAAACTTTAAATTTTAATAAACTATATCTATCAACTAAAGAAAGAGAGAACATGAAATCAGCTATTATCTACAACGGGCAAAGCTTATTGGATAATAAACCAATTGTAGTTATTGCCACCTATTCCAATCGGAATACTAAGACAGGAAAGGTCGTGCAAACTTATATATTGCGCTCGGATATAAACCCGTTGGAAGCTTCGAAGACTGGCGAAGATTATTCTATTTGTGGCGATTGCCCCATGCGCGGAGAGATAACGACAGAGCCAGAGCGTAAGATTGCCAAAGGTCGCAAGTGTTACGTCAATCTAGGGCAAGGTGTTTTAATTGTATGGAAAGCATACAAGCGCGGAGTTTACCAAACTGGCGACGCGGCAACAATGGGGCGCGGTCGTTTCGTTCGCATTGGAACCTACGGCGATCCCGCCGCTGTTCCGTCGCACGTTTGGGATAAACTATTATCCGAGTGCGATACATGGACAGCATACACGCACCAAAAACCATGGCGACCAGATATAGCAATGCAAAGCGCGGATAGCCACGCGGAAGCAATTGCACATTGGAAAGAGGGTCGAAGAACTTTCCGAGTAATCGCGGATCTAGGACAGATAGACAAACAAAACGAAGCCCTGTGTCCGGCATCCAAGGAAGCAGGGCGACGGGTACAATGTACCGCCTGCAAACTTTGCAAAGGTTCGAGCCTAGCAAAATCAATTGCCATAGTTGAGCACTAAATCCTGGGGGAGCCAGTGGCTCCCTTTTTTATGGTAAATCTTTTCAAAAAACTTTACCCTCTTTCCATGACAACCCCAGCTGCATACATACAAGGGCGCAGGATCAAGGCGCAAGGCGCAAGACAGGGCGCAGGATCAAGGCGCAAGATGCTCCCACAAGGGCGCAAGATTCTTGAACCGCGCACCTTCGGTTTCAAAGATACCTTTTTCCAGTAAATCGACCCCTTTTTCACCCTCAAATAAAAATATGTCGCTTGTAGAGAGGTGCTTTACTAAGTAAAAACTTTTACCACCTCGTGCCCAATATGCAGTGTGCCACGCGATTTGATGAGGAGAGATCTTTACTTTGCTGCTTTTGGCTGTTTTGAGTTCAATCCAGAATGCAAACCCATCCCAAACCACATGAACATCAGGAACACCGCCCCCATGTTTGTTTTCTATTCGTGTTGCGAAAGCTTTAGTCGGTAGGTTTTTCCGAATTGTGCTCCAAAAGTTCGCCTCTGGACCTCTGCTCATCTGGGGTAACATCCTTTGCTGTTCCATCTATGACGAAAGCTTGAGGATATTGCTCTTGAAGTCGCGCCAATCTAGCTACAATTTCATCTCTTGATAGTTGATCCATCGTATTAATGTTCTCTCTTCTATCAATAGTTAAACCCCCCAATGCCGACCTTATTTTCTCAGCATTTATTGCCGCAGAAAAATGCCCTGCATCTTCAGCCCCCATGGAAAGTTTTTGTAATCTCTCCAGTTGACCTAGCGTGGTCACGCCATACCTTCGTTCTCTCTCATCTCTTAATTCTTTAATGTATACCAAAACATGTGGGTAATCCCTTCCGTTCAGTAGTCTAGACGCGTAATCTTTTGCCTGATCTGGGGAGTACCCTGCTTTTCTAGCACACTCAGCATTTGAATATATGCCCTCCACAATATGCCTAGCAAAAGTTTTCTGTCTGTTTGTCAGTTCTTGTGTCATGTCTGCCTTTCTTTGCCTGATTTGCAAACTATTCCTATATAGGCAGATTTTCCAGAGAAATCAGTAAAACTTTCAAGCAAAATGTTAGCTCTGGGCTGTGTTTACACTTTAACTGTAAACAGGAAGTAGTAAGTGTAAACAGAAATAACTCTTGAAACATCTTATTTATATGACTGTGTTTACAGTGTTTACAGTATTTACACCTGATCTAAATGAAAAAAAAAAAAAAAATAAATTTTTCTGGGAAACCCCCTATAGTGTAAATTTAAAATTTGACACCAGTTCTCATTCGTGTATAACTTGTAAGTGTTACCAATTTAATTAAACAGAGAAAGAAGATACAATGAACTTAGAAATGAAATCAATCAAACACTTTGCATCTGGCAGTCATGAAACATATTGCTACACGGCAGTCGTATATCTGGATGGCAAACCCTTTGCTGATGTCAGCAACGATGGTCATGGTGGATGTGATCGTGTGCACCCTCATGACAAGACACCATTTACCAAGGTTCAAGGTGCATGGCGCGAGAAATTCCAAGAGATAGAAGAGTACTTTGCATCCTTACCTAAGACTGATGTTGGCAAGTACGAATGGAAACCCGAAGGATTTGATCAGAAGTTTGAGTATTGGTGCGGTGAGCAAGTAACTAATTTCTTGAGCAAGAAGGACATGAAGAGACTTTTGAATAGGTGTCTTGTTGCTCAGATCAAAGAGGATGGGGAGTTCAAGGTTGTTCAGTGGAACAAGCCGAAGGGTAAACCTGATTGGCTTTTGAAAGAACATATTAAGAGTGAGTACACAGACATCACTATCTTGAATGATTTGCCTGAAGCGGACGCATTAGATATTTGGAGGACAGTGTAATGCCTAATTGGTGTGAGCAAGAAGTTTACATTCATGGTGATACGAGCATGGTTACTCATCTTTACTGGGAACTAAAAGAGCGCAAGCGTTTCTGTGATGTGGTCTGTCCGATACCTTTAGAGGTTATCGGGCAAGGGCACGATGGCAAGAGCACATCTCCACAATGGGATTGGAGGTGCAACAAATGGAATACGAAGTGGGAGGTTCAAGATATTCTGATTAAAGAAGAGATTGTACATGGTGACGATCACTATCCTATCCCGACATCTTATTTTAGATTTGTGTGCAAGACGGCATGGGATGCACCTATTCCTGTATGGGAGAAACTGCATCGGTTGGGCATCGAAGTCCAAGCAGAATACGAGGTCGAAGGTTGTGATATCGTTGGTGAGTTCACGTTGGGTGAGCACCATTGTCGGACACTCACGGATGAAGAGATCAAGGAACGAGAAGCGAGATGGGAGGAAGAAAATGCATAAGGTTGATCCAATAGAGATTATGTTGAGCGATATCTTTGACAAGGTATTTTATAGCAAGGAGCAAGAACCGAGAACCACGATTTGTCTTGATTGCGAAGGGACTGGCGCGGCTTTTATCGAAGTCGCTCGTCCACAGAACTTTGACAGAGACATAGGATATCTTGACGAAGAGGTAATCGAAGGTGGTTGTGAATGGTGCGGTGGCACTGGAGAAATGGAAGGAGAAGAGTAATGGGTCAGTATCATATATTAGTAAACATAGATAAAAAAGAATATGTAAATCCGTGGGATATCGGATGCAGTGGAAAGCATTGGGAGCAAGTAGGTTACGAGAAAAGCATGGCTGATACCTTGTATGTTCTGAGCATTGCACAAGGCAACG